GAAAAAAGTGGGACTAGGAAGCTACTTGGCGAAATGGATTGGAAAAATAAAAATAGGATCAGAGCAGACAGTAGTGATAGACATCCCGGCAACGATCTACTATGAGGAACTAGCAATATACACCGCACAGTCATACCTTGCGAATGCAATCAGCATGTGCGAGATGCGCGTTTTTTCAAAAGGAAAGCCGGTGAAAAATGAAGACTATTATCTGTTAAATGTGTCACCGAATAAAAATGAAAACAGCAATTACTTCTGGCACAAGGTAATCCGGAAGATGACCCGTGAAGAAAAAGGCGCGCTGGTAGTAGAAATCAATGGCGAGTTGCATTGTGCAGAAGATTTTTCGATATTGGAGGAACGGCCGATACTGGGAAATATATACGGCGGTGTAGTACTGACTGGAGGCTTGCAACTGAACAAGGTGTTTACTGCACAGGAAGTATATCTGTTCAAAATGGAAGACGAGTGCGTAAAAGGACTAATAGACGGAATGTATCAGGAATATGGAAAGCTGCTGGAAACAGCAGCGCGAACATTCAGAGACACAAACGGTCGAAAGTTCAAGTATAAAGTAGATGCAATGAAAGCGGGAGATAAAGAGTTTGAAAAAACATTTTCAGATATCATTTCAAAAGACATAAAAGCATACATGGAAAATGAATATGCGACCTACGTGGAGTATGAAGGAGAGGAATTAACAGAAGAGTCCTCGAACAAACCGCAAAAATCATCAGAAGATTTTATTAGCATCAGAAAAGACATTTTTGAGGTCGTGGGACAGGCATTCAAAATCCCAGCTTCTATGATGCTCGGAAGCGTCACGAATGTAAAAGATGTATTAGATATTTTTCTGACATTTGCAGTTGACCCGCTGGCAAACACAATATCGGAGGTCCTAAACAAAAGAGCGACAGCCTATGAATACACAAAAGGAAATTATTACAAATGCTACAGTGGAAGAATCAAGCACAGAGACTTGTTTGATTCAGCGGCAAACGTAGAAAAAATTGTTGGATCAGCGGTATTGAACACAGATGAAGTAAGAGAGGAGTTGGAACTGATGCCATTAGATACAGAATGGAGCAAGCAGTACAGAATTACAAAGAACTTCCAAAATGTGGAAGATGCAACGGAAAATGTGGAAGGAGGTGAGTACGATGGGTAAAATCGGAGGAATTTGCTATGCATACCAAAAAGTCGGAACAGTACATAAGATATATCTGTACGATGAAGTAAAGGCGAAAGGAGATTTCAATTGGGAAACGTACAAGTACGATGACGCAGAGACATCGGCAAAACATTTCCAGGAAATCTTAGAACAGGTCGGAGATGGAGATACAATTGAATTATATATCAATTCAGATGGCGGTTCAGTAAAAGAAGGAACCGCTATTTTTACGCAGTTAAAGCGGTGCAAAGCTTATAAGACTGGCTATGTAGACGGAGTGGCAAATAGTATTGCAGCCACAATCTTACAGGCGTGTGACCACAGAGTCATGGGCGAGGGAACCGGAATGATCCTACACAACATGTGGACGGTAGCAGTCGGAAGCGCGGATGATCTCAGAAACGAGGCAGACAAGCTTGACGCTTGGATGAAAGCTTCCAGAGCCTTGTTCGTGCAGAGATGCGAAGGCAAAGTCACAGAAGAAAAGATAAAAGAAGTCATGGACAAGGAGACACTTCTTGGTCCAGATGATGCTCTTGAGCTTGGAGTCATTGATGAGATTGCCGGACGCACATCTATAGCAGTAGATGAAGCGATGCAGTCAACAAAAAAAATCAATGAGATGAAAGACAAGATCAAGCAGTCCAATTTTGCGGACCAGCTAAAAGAATTTGAAGAACTGGTAAAACCGGAAGAGCAGGAAGACGATGTCTCTATGGAGACGTTTTTCAATATGTTTTCATTATAGGAGGAAAAAAGATGTTAGGAAACGTAGCAGATGTAGCACAGAAAGAAGCAGTAGCAGCGCTTCAAAAGGCACTCCAGAGCGGAGATGTAGAAGGAGCGGGAAAGGCGTGGCAGCAGGTCATCAATTCTATTTCAGACAAGGTAAAAACAGATTGCGAGATGTACAACACCAATCAGAAGGTGCTTGCACAGCGCGGATATAGAATGCTGACTACAGAAGAGACAGAGTTCTATCAGAAGCTCGTAAAAGCGGAAAAAGAGAGTAATGCACGGCAGGCATTTACGGATCTCATTACAACAAATGGCGGAATGCCGGAGACGATCATCGAGGATGTCTACAGAGAATTAACAGAGGAACACCCGCTTTTAAATAAAATTACGTTCCAGAACGTGAAGTATCTGACCAGATGGATCTTGAATGACCATACAAAGCAGAGCGCAGCGTGGGGAAATATCAACGATGAAATTAAGCAGCAGATCACATCAGGCTTCAAAGAAATTGAAGTGACTCTGTATAAGTTAAGTGCTTACGCGGTTATTCCGCAGGACATGTTAGACTTGGGACCTACCTATCTCGATAATTACATCAGAACAATTCTGAAAGAGGCACTTTACGTGGCACTGGAGAAAGCAATCATTTGCGGATCAGGAAAAAATGAGCCGATCGGATTGAACAGAGATATCCACGAGGGTGTAGATTTCAATTCTTCTACCGGATATCCGGAGAAGACACCGATTAAGGTTACAAGCTTCATGCCGAAAGAATACGGTCCGGTCGTGGCAAAGCTTGCAACGACAGAAAGCGGAAGACTTAGAGCATTTGACGAAGTACTCCTGATCTGCAACCAGATTGATTATCTGACCAAAATTATGCCGGCAACTACGGTCATGACAGCAGCAGGAACTTATGCGAAAGACTTATTCCCGTTCCCGACAGAGGTCGTAAGATCGAATGAGGTCAAGACAGGTCAGGCTATCCTCTGTCTGCCGGAAGAGTATTTCATGGGAATCGGAGGAAACAAAGATGGAAACATCGAAAAAGACGATTCTACAAAATTCATCGAAGATGCGAGAGTCTACAAAATTAAAATGCATGGAAATGGCCGCCCTTGGGATAATACGGTCGCAATTGTGCTGGATATCTCAGCGCTGGATCCTGCTTACTTCGTAGTCAGAAACGACGCTGATGTATTAACAGCGTAAGAGATATGACAGAAGAGCAGATAGGAACTCTTGTAGAGCTTGCAAAAAATAAATGCAAAATCAGTTGGTCGAAAGAACAGACAAATAAACAGATAACCAGAATTGTAGAAGATGCAGTTCCGGTTATCACGCATTTGCTTGGCATAAAAGAGGAAGATGAAAGCGACCTGTTATCACCAGGATTAACAAGGGGATTGTTTTTGGAATATTGCCTGTATCGTTGGAGCAACCAGGCAAATGAATTCACTGTGAATTATAGACGGGAAATCTTGACACAGAGGCACAGATACGAGGTGAAATATGGCAAGGAAGAAACAGAAGAGCTACAGTGATGGAATTGCAGAGCTCTACAGAAAAAAAGACCCAGAGAGCAATGTAAAAAGCCTGGATGATTTAGAACATCTGGGCTTTCTGTATTATACGGAAAAGTCGAACCGGCAGCAGGACGTAGAGTTTGCGCAACAGTTAGGAACAACACTCTCGCTTAAAATCGCTACTCCGGATGACGGGAACATGGACAGTTCAAGAAACGTGGTAATAGGAGACACGATCTATGCGATTATCTACATCGACAGGTCGAGAGCGGAGCAGGAATTGTATTTTTATCTGGAAGAGGTGAGAAAGATTGAATAAAAAAATCAAAGAAGCATTACAGGAGGTAGAGCCAAAAGTACTCTATGGTATTGGACGCTTTCAAAACAGAAATAACTGGGACTGCATCGTTTATGGCCGCCGGAGAAAAGGAAAGACAGAGAGTAGAGCTGGTGTGATTACCAGATATTTCGTAGCAATTGTGAAAGAAGAGGAAATTCCAGAAGGAATGGAAGAAAAAGTGTTACAAGCTATGAAAAAAGTCGGATTTGATAAGTCGAACACAGAGACTACTTATGATTACGTGGAAAAATCTGGAGAGACAATGGTTGAAATTGCGACCATGGAATTTTCCAAAGTAGAAAAAAGGTGCAGAGTATGAGTTATTTCTATTTAGACGCCAAAGAATTCGAACGTGTTGTAGATGCGATTTCCAAGTTTTCCGATGGGGCGGTGGCAGAAAGAATTATTAATGATTACCTCCACACAGAAGGAGGAAGGATCATCAAAGAGAACATTCAGAAGATTCTCCCTGTATCCGGAAGAACGTGGAATGGAAAGAAAGCAGCTGCTTCACAGACAGATCCATTCACACTTAAGGAAGAGAACCTTGCAGTAATCGTAAAAACAAAAGGACCGTATCACTATCTGTATTTCCCAGATGATGGATCAAATACACAGCATCATTATGGGAATCAGCAGTTCATGTTTGATGGAGCGAATGCAAGCGAAGACAAAATTGTAAATGAAGTTATAGACGAATTAGTAAAAAGATTGGAGGAAATATAATGGCAGGAATCACAAATGTGGATTTTTCAGAATATGAAATTACAGAGCTGGGAATCAGAATATCTCCGGCGGTAAAAGCAGATATTCTGAAATGCGTGGGAAAATTGGAAGAGGAGCTTACGAGCAAGACCGTACAGAAAAAATGTGGCTCGAAAGTCATAAAAACAAGAACAAAAGGAACGGGATCCGGAACGCTGAAATTTTCGGCATACACGCCACAGGACATGCTTGTTGATATGCATGGAATGAGCAGGAAAGAACTGAAAGACGGAATCGTGGCATACGGACAAAGCTCTTTGCACGCGGTGGCATGTGTTACGGCTAAAATCCTGAATGAGGACGGAGATGTGAAGTATAAGGCTTATCCAAATTGTACAATCACAAATGGACTTAGCAGGACTGTAGATAACGACACGGAAGACGTAGCCATGTTAGAACTCGAAATAGCAGTAATGCCAGATGAGAATGGAGAAGGCATGTACGAAGCTGTAGAGTCAGATCTGCAGGACGCGACG